GCTCGTCCAGGGTTGCGATCTGCCGAGTCGCGACCGCGAGTTCCTCGCGTTGACTGGTGATCATCTCCGCCCAATGCTGCATGAGGACGAGCTGAAGTCGGTTGCCGCGGGCGAATTCTTCATTGGTTGGGACTGGAGTGGACGACATCTTGACACTTGAGATTCACTTGGAGAATTGAATAATGAGATGCGGAGGACGTCTGTCGTTAGGCCTAGTCACGTTGTAGCGTAGCGGAATTAGTAAGACGACCAGAGCCAAGACTGCACTCCGTAGTGGATCATTATTCAATTCTCCAAGTGAATATCTAGTGGCCAAATGTATCCTACCCTGTCTCAATCCATGAAGAATCGCTCGAAGTCATCCGTACTTGCGTAGTCCACCCAAGCTTGGGCCGGGAGAAGATCCAAGTCACCGGGTAAGTCGTGTCCGACGAACAGATCGCCCATGGCGGCCGCCTGCTCTTCTTCAACGACCGTCGGCTTTGCTGGAGGCTCGGTCACTTTGTCAGTCAACGCGTTGAACCTGTCGGCACTCGCTGCTGCCGTCTCGAGGTCTTCCGGGAAGTTGAGTTGAGTGAATCTGCGTGCGATTGGATCGCCATCGCGAGAATCCGGGAAACAGTCGCTCAGACGGTAGTTTGAGATGACGATGATCCTCTTAGGTCGTATCTTTTGCAGGACACCTCCTTTGATTTGGGCGGTAAATGGATAACGATCCGCCCAAATTTTTAGTGCGGACGCTGTCACCTCGTTCTTCGGGGACCACTCTTCGATGACGACGACGTCCTGGTCGTCGTAGCCGTCCCACCACTTGTTGAGCATTTTTTGGTAACACGCTGCTCCGTACTTCTCCCAGGCGAGTCGTGACTTTCCAGTACCGGTCTCGCCATACCACCACTCGTTCTGGATCGTATCTTGGACCGTTGTCGCGGGAATGCGTTTGCTGATCAGCTTCTCACTCATTGTGACCCACACGCGCGGGTAGTTGGACTTGATGAAGTCCCAGTTACCGGTTTCTGCTGCTTGAAGAATTGCGGCCCAGGCGTTCTTTGAAGCTTGGCCGGCTTCTTGCGGTAGTTCCCCGACTTCGAAGAAATCACCGTCCTTTGTGCAATAGGCTTGATTTTGAAGCCCGCTTCCTTTAGCTCGCTCAAGGTGCACTGTCGGTAGGTAGGCTTTGAGGGCTGAGAAGGTGATGGCGTGCGTGAGATGAAGATATCCCTGAAGGTGAGGCGTACCGCTTTCCCCGACTTCTCGTCCCACGACCAGATAGGTTCCCCCCTTGCGCTCAAAGAAGCATCGGAGCTGATCTTCGGCGTCCAACGGGTAGTTGTTCCACGTGAAGCAGAAGCGTCTTGAGCGTGTTGTAGTGTCATTGTTGCGAGCCATAGCAGATTTGATAATGAACAAACAAACAACAATCCAAAATCTAATCGGTAGCCCGCCGCGGGATCCCCGAGCCAGAACGAGCGACCGTAGGGAGCGTAGTTGGCGAGAGAGGCGTGAAGGGCGTATCGAGCGAAGCGAGTAAATTTTCACAACACAAGGGGTCAAGTCTAGTATTACCTTGACCCCTTGTGTGCACGTGTAACACACTGCACATTTCCTTATTGTGTGCAATAAGTTACGTATATGTTCAGATGAATCCGTTTCGGTTCAGATCGTTCATTGTTGAATTTTTCAAATATTCAACAGCAAGTTCAAGTTGAACTTCAGATTCCTCTGTGACGTCGTGACGTCATAAGTTCAAGTTGAATATGGTTTATCGACGACAGTCTGGTAATGTCCGTAAAGGATATACCCGCCGTCGTCTTCCGGCTCGTCGTGCGGGTCGTCCTGCACGTCCTCGTGCGGTTAAACGTACGCGTCGTGCGAAGACCCCGTGCCACTGCCCAGAAGAATTGACTCCAGCTGCCCGCTTTGCTTTGGCGCAGTTGGATCCATTTCACCCTCAAGCCACTGGGGCGAAAATTCCCGATTCTAATACTATGCCTAGTATTGCGAATCTTAGTGTTGACCAAGTTTCGTGTCCTGTGGCGACATCGAATTTTATGACTGGTTTTGCTTTTCGACCTACATACAACCAAGCAGTTATCAATGCCACGCCTGTTGACGCTGCTACGGTTTCGTGGGGAGCTACAGTGTTGACGAATGCAGCTGATCGTCGAGATCTTGCTGCAATTGTCTCTGCTTTTGAGGGTATCCGTCCAGTCGCACACGGCGTCCGTGTGTCGTCGTCTTTAGCCCCGACCTCTGCGACAGGTTTTGTTCATCTCGGTCTTAGTATTGAGAGTGCGTTCGGTAACGCTGCGGGCACGTGGCAGTTTCCGACCACTGTCAATCAGATGACTGGTTTGGCTCATTACAAACGCGTCACGTTGGCTTCTTTGACACAGTCGCCTCTGACTGTGATCAACAAATGGATCGACGAGCGTGCTTTCCAGTATGAGGATCCAAATCAGGTCGTTGGCATTGCAACGACACAGTCTGATGAAACCCGAAACCCATTTCATTGGTCTTGGTGTTTCATTGTCGTTCTGGTTGAGGGTGCTCCGTCAACCTCTTCTCCTTTGTCTGCTGAACATATTCTGTTGACTGAGGCTTTGCCGAAGAAAACAGGTATTTTGATCGGTACCCAGGCTGCTCCTAACAGTCCTGGTACCATGTCTGCTGTTTCTTCAATGGTTAGCGACCAGGACTTCGGTCATACCGAAGCCAATCAGCAGAATTTTATTCAAGAAGGTCTCCAGAGCTTTGCGCAGGGAGCGGCCGTTGCAGGTGAGGCCGTCTATAACAGTGTAGCCACCCCTATTCTACAGCGCCTTGGAGGCCACGCCGTAAACATGGCTACTAGCTATGCTATGCGCGCTGTAATGGGTCGCGGTGGACTACCTGGTGTTCAGACCCCTAATCGTTTGTCTATTGGACGTTAGACGATTCCACTGGTGCGAATGCTCTGCTGGAGATTAAGAAGGCTTTAGCTGCGAAGAAGATCCAGGAAAGAGTCAGAGCGCGTATCGCAGATCGCCGCAATCGGTCTGGATTGGATCGAGGCGACTTTATCGACCACGAGCGATTGCGTCATGCGCAAGCTAAAGACAATCGCGCTAGACGCCGTAACATCTTAGATGAGAGGCGGTTTACGACGGCTTTAGAGGCCCAGTTGATGGAAGTCGAAGGCCCGTTGTTCCACGATGAAATGTAGTGATAGCGTTAGCAAAAAAATTAGGATCGTTTTCTATTTAGTGTTCCTTAGTCAAATAGGATCCTGCAAAATACACCTAGAGATCATCATCCAGCTCTTCTTCCGTAGTGAGGTCGACTGGTACAGCCTCGGAGAACTCGGCCATGATCGAGAACAAGACGCCGCGGTATTTGTTCTCAATCTCAGCATCTTCGCGGAAGATGCGTTCGATGACGTGGAGCATGCGAGTAGACATGGTTTCATGCGCGTTGATCTCGTTCAAAGCTTGATCGAGCATACCATGCTGCGCGACGTTGTCGTTGTAGAGTTGAGTGGCGCGCTCGTCCAGGGTTGCGATCTGCCGAGTCGCGACCGCGAGTTCCTCGCGTTGACTGGTGATCATCTCCGCCCAATGCTGCATGAGGACGAGCTGAAGTCGGTTGCCGCGGGCGAATTCTTC